TTGCCATTATTTCTACTCTTTACATAATAAAAGAAAGGGGGCAGATTGCCCACCCCCTCAGTGACAACGCTTAGGCTACGTTGTATTTAGCAGTAACTATTGCTTCAGGACGTAGGATCTTGCGACCATAAAGGTGCATACCACGTACAATATCAGCAAAGCTATCTGGATCACGGTAAGTCTCAGTCTTGTTGATCTGCTGAGCAGTAGCAACACTAGAGTCATGACCTGCAACAATAACACCATAGTTAGTGTTTTGGTTAGCAGTGCCAGCCGTGGATGAACCAGTACCTACAGAAGGCAAGTTGTTAGAAACATATACACGGAAACCATGTAAGTTGTCCAACATCAAACCATTACGTAGACCACCAGACTGTCCCCAGTCCATATTCAATAGACGAGAATCTTCGTCAGCTAGGATTTCTTGGAATACAGAATCCACAACTAACCAACGACCTGCCTTATCAACATTGTTCTGATCCATCAAACGAGCCATACGAGCTACCATTTGCAACGGAGTTGCAGTTGCAGTAGCAGCAGCAGTTGCTCCAGACATACGAGCAGCAAGAGGGATAGAATGATCTGCAGCACTACTAGTAGTGATGTTACCAAAGCTACTCTTCTTGAGCTTGTTAGCTACGAGTAATTCATCAGTTCCAGCAGCAGCCGTAGCCTTAGTACCAGATATTACGTTGTTAACTACACCAGCATTGGCATGGAGAGCAGCTTGCTTATAACCAGACAAGTAACCCAAGATTTCTTGGTCATACTGGTCAGCCAAACGATAGGCCGCACGATTACTAGCCATAGTCAGCCAGTTGATGTGGGTCTGTTGCTCTTCAATGTCATCTAGTTTAAATGCAAAGTAGTTAGACTTATCTACAGTTAAAGTAAAATCAACGTCAGTTAAATCCTGAGTAGCAATAGCAGTACCACGGGTGTATGCTAATACAGTAATTTCAGGCTCTTTGATAATACGAACAGAATCGCCAGCATTGGCAATCTCACCAAAGTAATCACTGTTAGTGATCGCTTCGCAGACTGCTGACTTACGAAATTCCATCTGTACTTGTTTGCTATAAATTACAGGTGAGAAATTACCTGAGTTTAAGTTGGTATAACCACTCGCTTTTGCGAAAGCCATGATATATACTCCTATATAAATTGTAATGGAGCTATAACAATATCATAGAGGCTGTTATTCTACAGGTGCAGTCTTTATAAGTTGATCGACTTAATGTAAGATCTGGGCTGTAGTGTATCAGGTTTGTCTATTTACTATTGTAATTGCTTATATGTTATACACGAATTTGCAAAACATATTGTGTTACTCTGTGTAGGGTAGCCGAGTGGAGCCTACTCTTCCGTAACGTACTAGTGTAACCAGAGGATCAGTCTAATTACACTAGAGGTTTAAAATACAGTTATACTGATTTTTATATAAATGTCAAGCTTTATTTAAACTTTATTTAAACTTAACGCGCACTACCGGATACGTCATATACAAAGTTACCACTACGCATTGCCTTGGCAATAGCATCTTGGTGTTCTTCATACTCGCTAATGGTCATAGCTGCTACATCAGACTCAACATATTGCTGTTCACCTGAACCTTCTGTAGGTGTAGAACCTCCACGGGAACTAACGTCTTGTGCAGCACTACGATTATTACCCTTCTTACCTTTATTCTTTTTATTAATACCTGCATCTAACTTATACAGGTCTATAGCTCTGGCAGCACTAGTTGCGTCAGACTCATTATGATACAACGAATCTTGAACCCACTTAGGCTGTTCATCTACCCAATCATGGAATGCATCTTCTTCACGAATCTGCTCAAAGTCTGGATGGATCTGTAGTAGCTTAGCTTCTGCTTTCCCTTTGTTTGCACTTAATTGAAGATCATCAATCTCTTTCATACGACTAGATAAAGTTTCGTTTTGATCCTTTGCAGCCTTTAATGCCATTGTCTGCATGATGTTAGCTACCTGAGGGTACTTACCTGCCCAAGCTGCAATCTCTTCTTCAGTGCTAGGCAATTCCATATCACCTGTTGATGTAGCTTTAAGTTCCCCTTTCAAAGCTTTAATCTGCTCTTCAAAGTCACTCTTCTGTTCTTGCTGATGCCTACGTAGATCCCCATACCGCTTCTTAAAAGATCGCTCTTCCGCTGTATCAGGAGTTTCATCATCTGCTTTTTCTTCTGCTGACATCTCATGCTTTGCTTTTAATTCTGCTAGCTCTGCTTCGTCATTATCCATACGCTGTTGCTTAGTATTAACTCGCATGAAACCTTTTACTTCTGGTGTGTTCTTTACTGCTTGCATAATTTTACTCTCTTGTTGGGGCTAACAGTGGGGAAGTGTACGAGATTGTACACCCCTGATCTTAGGTAGCCAATAAAGGGTATTAAGTTCGTTTTGCTGCCAAAGCTCCCTTTTTAGCTTGTGCCTTTGCTTTTGATTTCTTCTTAGCTGCTAGGCCTGTTGTGTTATCAGAACGCATCTTCTTGATTGGCTCCTTACCTACAAGACCACCTTTAGCTAATCCATACTGACCACCTGCATACCCAGTGCCTGACTTTGCTGCCTTTTTAGCTTTTGCTGCTTTCTGGCTGTATTGCTTGTAGGCCTTAGGCTGGCTAGAGGAGTTATCATTGTTATTATTATTATTTTTGTTTGCATTATCTATTGCAGTTTGACGAGCTAAAGCTTCTCTAGCTTTTTTATCTGCTGCGTCTTGAGCTATCTTTGCTGTCAATGCTGCGCTCTCGTCTAGCAACCGTTGAGTTTCAGATTCTATTGAAAGCTCCTCTTCCCTTATTCTCTGTTGTCTAGTTAGTTCTGCTTCTTCTGCTTCTGCTTGGGCTATAATAGCATTCTGTCGGTCTGACTCTGCTTTAACAGCTGCTTTTCGGTCAGCTTCCTCTTTAGCTATAATAGCATTCTGCTGGTCGGCCTCTTCTTGGGCTATGATAGCATTCTGTCGATCTGATTCTGCTTGAGCAGCAGCAAGTCGTTTAGCTTCAGCTTCAGCTTTTGCAGCAACATTTACTTTATTTACCTGTTGAGCCTGCGATAATAAATAAGATCTCCTATCTGCTGCTATCTTATCTGCAGCACTCTTAGCTGCTGTCTTATTACTTAGCTGTTGGGCTTTCATAATATTAATCTTTGCCAATCTATCTGACGTTCCTGCTGCCACTTCTTCAAAGTCAGTGTTAAGTTGAGTACTGTTGCCTATCTTACTATCCTGTACAGCCCTTTTTACATAATCATAGGATAAACCTAACTCTAAACTAAGTCTCTTAATAGTCTGTGCTTGGTCAATCTCTGTATTTTCTGCATCACTAATTCCTAAGTCAGCTAAGATACCACTTTTTCCTAGCTCAACTTCATACTCTTCTTCTATAGCAAGAGCTAAGGCATCTTTCTTTTTATTATCAACGTCTTCATCTGCTATTAATTTATTAATTTCATTAGAATCCATTCCCGAAATCATATCCCTGAATTCCTGATCTCCTTGAAGTAGCCTTTCTTCATATGCTTCTTTATTGTATATTACATCAGGAATTTGTCCCTCAACTTCTGAAATAAGCCTATCCGTTGTACCGCCCTCAACTACATTACCTAGGAAATCTCGTACAACAACATCTTCGCTTGCACCCATTTCACCTAGCAACTCGCTTCCACCCATTTCACCTAACAACTTGGGATCTCTATCAGGTACTTCTTGAGCTAATACAGGCTCTATAGGAACCTCGCTTCCACCCATTTCACCTAACAACTTGGGATCTCTATCAGGTACTTCTTGAGCTAATACAGGAGCTACTACAGGATCTACTACAGGATCTACTACAGGATCTACTACAGGAGCTACTACAGGAGCTACTACAGGAGCTACTACAGGAGCAGGTTGGGTTTCTATAATTTTTGTAACTTTCTCTTTTACTTCTTCTACAGGCTTATCAAAGTGTTTTGCTACTAATTTCATAACTAAAGGAGGTGCGCCCAACGCTAAACCTGCACCAAATATTGCTACCTTTTTAAGTACAGAGTCCATATCCATATTACCAGATAGGAGTTCTTTAACCTCTCCGAATATATCTGGTGTTTCACCCGTTGGTTTACCTGTATAGCTGGGGTCAGGTAATCCCTTTTGACCACGAATAGTATCTGCCGTAGTTTGTGCAAGTTGCATTAACTCTGCCTCAGTCTTACCTTTTGTAAAGTACTTGTCAATTCCCTGAGGGTTTTCAAATCGCTTAACATATAATGCCATACCATCTTCTGTCATTAAACTAGAAAGATATTTTTTATCGTCATGCTCTAGTTCAGCCTCTCCATTTTTAGTTGCC